CGCTCTAATCCTGGCATAGAACTCCTGCGGAGACCTGTCGGGCCGTGAAGGCAGACAAAGTTGAGCTATCAACTTATCATAATCACTTCCTGGGGTTCCTGAAAGTGTGAATTTAAAACCCAGAAAACTGGGAAATTCACTGATCTCCGATTTCTCAGTATTTAGCTCTAACCCAAACACCTCAAGTGCTGTTTTTGCCAAATCTTTCAAACAAATAATCAACCACCTAGCTATGGCTACTAATACATCATCGCCCATTACCCAAAATGCTTCCCTGAGATAAGAACCATCGGGTAGTAGATAGCACATGGCGATGTAGTTCACTACGGAGTCAATCAAGTTAGTAAAATAACTGCCGCTTGGCACGCCACCGTTCTTTATACTAATCTTACCATCCGGATCTTTAATGGGTGTATTAATGAAGTAATTTATGATGACCTTAAGCAGACGAGGGAGGGTGGAATCATCTGTAGGTGCACCACGGAATTCATACTGAGAGAGGTCTAGATTAGAGAGTAGAACCTCAAATGCATCGCGTATTAGCCATGGGGGAACTGTGGCATCGAACCCCTTCCAATCTAAAGCCATCCAAGTGTGACTGGATGGTTTCTTGGATTTCAGATAACGCATATGATGCTGGTAGTACTGGATCCATACTCCGTATGCACCGTGTTGTTGTTTATATGCGTTTATCAATGGCATAGCGAACATGCCTTCAGCAAAAGTCATATGGGCAGGATAAACCCAAATGAGCCTAAGCTTCTCTTCACTAGGGTGAATCGCAGTTTTGGCGACTGCGTTGCATGGTGTTCTGCATTTACTCCAAATTCCGTACTTCATGGCATGAACTGCCCATTTGATCCGGTTGGGATCGACTTCGTCCTTTCTTCTCATACCTTCCTTAGTATAAGGAAGACCAGGGCTACGCTCTGGATGAGAATAATGTCGAATGACATCATTAACGTGGAAAGGTTTAACACGTGCAGGTAGTTGAAATGCGCCTTTTGCCTTAAACACTGCTGATGAATATCGTTGGTTATTAGGGCGAGGCGGTCGCTGTCGAAAATAAGAATTAATCTTACTTTTGATAGCCTTAGGATTAGGTTTTGACCTAATCCAATTTGTTTGGAATG